GCATCACTTTGAGCTGATAATGCTACGATATCACCAATTGTAGTTTCATTAGACATAAATTTCCTCTATTATTAAATATCTCTTATATTTATACTATTTATAAATTTTACCCACTAATCACTTTTAAGTCTGGTTTATTTGCTGAAGGATCAAATTCCCATTGTTGATCTTCTGATTCTCCTCCACCAGCTTCTGCTTTCTCTTTCTCCATCTGATCTTTCATATTATCAATTTCTTCTTGGGTTAACTTGAGAACGTGCTTATTGATATATTCTTGAGAGAAATATTTACCAACAACTTCATCTCTATATCCCATATCATTTACTAACATTCCTAATCGTTCTCTCATCATTGTTGCTTGTTGTAGTTCTGCAAAATGAGAATCAGACTGCCATTCATATATTATGGAATCTTTTATAACCGACCAATCTTGAGATGAAACAATCCCCTTAAGTAATAACTGTTTCTCTATGAGATCATTGAACAAAATATTAAATCTAGCCCGTAATCTTTCAATAAAACGAGTAAATTTAACTTCATCTCTAGAAATTTCTTCTGCTCTACCTAATATAAAGCCTGAATCTTGTTCTAACCGTGAAGGGGGAACATTGAGTGCTTTGTATAGTTTTGTTTTGAAGTAATCAACATCAGCCAATTCACCAAGATTCTCCCCTCCCGGCAACGTAGAAATCTCTGTACCTCTTCCACCTTCTCTACGTGGAAGCCAATAATCCTCTAACATACTCATGTGCTTACGTTCATCTTTAATCTCACCAGTATTAGAATCATATACCAATTTGTTCTTATATTTACTCATGATATCACGTAGATATTGTTCTGCTTTGATCTTAGGTAAGTTACCAACATCAATATAGAAAATTCTACGTTCAGGAGCCCGTGAGATACGATAGATGACAACCGCGTCTTCAAGCATACGTAATTGATTTAGGGGTTTGATTGCTTTGTGTAAATGACTTAAAACTAATTTTCTATCGGGATCTAATACTCCAGAATGAACATAAGAGACAGAATCATCAGCAATTTGAATGGTGTGACCGCCTCCTCTATCTGCAATACCCTTTTCATTAAACAAATAGTATTCTTGAAATCCAGAAGTATCAAGCTGTGCGCCTTCAGGTCCTTCTACAATTTTAGCTTGTCTAACCTTTTTTATTTTTAGGGGGTCTATTGGGCGCAGTTCTAATATACCGCGTTTAGGGTTTTTATTATCAATGATAATATGAAAAAACAATCTACCATCGACATACCACTTTCTAAATAATTCGTATCCTACTCTCCTAAAATCAAGTAAACGAACTAATTCTGTAAATTCAGTTTTTATACTCTCTTGGATACTGTCTGATAAATTAGATTTTCCTAAACTAATACTAACAGGAGATTCTTCTCTATTTGCGACAACGGCTTCATTAATAACATCATCAATTGCTTGATCACATTCAGGAAACGTTGCCATCTCTCTATATTTTTTGATTAAGTCTAATTCATTTTTAGCGGAACCTTCTAGGTCAACATATGTTCCATATGCTCCTCCCGCAGCCACTTCCATTGCGCCATCTTCTGGCTCTGGGAGAGCAAAAGATGTTTTATTTTTTTTATCTTTATCTACTCTTCCTATAGAAAATCCAAATAATTCAACTGCCATACATTTTTCCTAATAGGTTAAATGGGAGTGGATAAATCCACTCCCATGTAAAATTGTTTCCATCACTAATATATATTATGACTGTCCAGCGCCTGAATCTGCAGAGGCCCAATAATTATATTCCCACGTTATATCAAAAGTTTGGATTTCATTAGTATCCCAAGACAAAGCGATTTCTCCACAGGATGAGGGCCAGACATTCGTAAATACATATTGTTTAGTATGTCCTGTACCATCTTTTTTAAGTTGGCGAACCTTCATTTCTGCAGTATAGTCAAGAATTTTTGCGAAAGAGGCATCTCTTTTATTTGATTTGTGAGAATTAAGTCTTTCCATCCAACTTTCTACATGGTTTCTAATATCCATATTTTCGTCATTATAGACGGATGTTGTTAATTGAGCGGCTGCCCGATTACTAGGGATATTCAAAGCTCTTCCCATATATGTAACTGTAGCCACATCTATGGCTGAAGCTGGAAATGTTGCTCCTTTACACATAAAAGTCCAAGTGTCTGTACTTCCTTTACTACCACCTGTATTACCAGTTAATTCACATTCAAATAAACTGGCTAATGCCCCGCCATGAGTAAGTTTTGAAGTAAATGCGTCAATGTTAAATGATGAATTTGCCATTATTTTTTTTCTCCGATGACTATAGGTTATAAGATGATGGGGAAGTCTTTTTTACAAGTTCTCCCTTCGGAAGTCATCGTCTTCCCCCATCTTTAATAAGTTATATTACTATTTATACTATATTATCCAATAATTTCACTAAATTCAACGCCAGAACGAACAGCTACGAATTGTAGTTGTATGAAATTAATTGAACGTGACGGTTTCACGTAGATATCTCCACGGAATTCGTTACGATCAACAACATCTGGAGTATTATTACTAATATCACAAACAACAGCAAAATCTTGAACTCCGCCTCTTCCTTGAATATCTCTCAAGAAAGGTTCAACGGTTGATGTAAATCGAGATCGTGAAAATGCATCGTTAAATTCAAATAAGAAAGCTTTTGCCATATTTGCAACAGACTTTTCTAAAAGAATAAACAGTCGTCTTACGTTAATACGGTCAAATGCACTGGGTTTTGCTAATAATGTTTTATCTCCAAAAAGAAGAATTCCACTTCCAGGCATTGCCGTAACAGGATTAACACCGTTTTTATAAAGATTGTCCCTGTCAGTTTTATTAGGATTAAAAGGAAGCTTAATCGCATTACGGATATTACCTCTATCTAATCCAGCTGGTGACCAAAAAGGATCACGGGATTCATCTGTAAAGGCACAACATCCAGCAATATCACCATTCAATGGAATATATCGATATACATCATTGTACTTATCATACATGTATTTCCATCCAGAATCCATAAATGCATAAGATGAACTCGGCATAGAATTTCTATGAGCGACTACATCTGTAGTTTCACTCCCTGCATTATCAACAACATTTGCTTGAAGAGGTGAAATGAAAGCTACACAATCTTTACGATATTCTGCAATATTATTGATGACATGGATTTGAGTTGCGGCTGTTGCATCTCCTGTCATTAAAAGTGTTACATCAATTTCTTCGGCGTTTTTGAATTTATCAAAACCTGTCTGAACGTTTCCGGCTGTTGCGGTTGAACCGTTCGTGCCTCCTGTCAAACTGGCTGATATGATAATTCCCTTACCATTAAATGTTCCTGTCGCGACTCCACCCCAAGCAGTTGTTCCACCGTCAAGATATGAATCTACATCACCAGAGGCATCATGATCCATCCAGCGAAGATAAGCTGATTTTCTATTTACTAAATCTTTGTAGTAAATGCTCTGACCATCTTCTCCTTTGGCTCCGCCCGCAACCGATCCTGTAAATGTTTCAATTACTGTATTATTTGCTCCAGTAAATTCTCCATCTTCATCCACAACGGCAATATGAATTTCATCATAGTTTCCACTATTTCTTGCACAATGTGCAGAAGTAGTAGGATCACCATCAAAAGCGTCTGCGTATTCCCATCTTCGTGAATGAGTGTTTGCGGCTGCGACTGCAACAAAAGGTTCCGATACTGTCATAGATGTTCCTGATGCAATTGCAGAAACTTTTCGTTCTTCATTTGTGCCAACAAGTTTAACAAGATCACCTACAGTATATTGAGTAAGAAAGCTTGTATCTGTTCCTGTTATTACAGTTCCATTAGCTGAAGCTGCACAAGTTCCAATCATGTCTGTTGCTGGTTGACCAAATGCTGATCTTGCTTTACGAGTACATAAACCAGTATTGGCTATATCTGCGGCAGCGGTTACAACCAAAGCTGTATCGGATGTTACAGTTTCAACTACACAGTATTTAGAATTGAAAAAGAGAACATCACCAACAGAAACATCAGCACGAAAAGTTGATCCCACTCCAGTAAGAGCAGTACCACTCACTACTGCAGAAGTTACAGTAAGTGCAACATCTGTATTACTATTGAGTGTTCCATCTGAATTGGTGTTTGCTCTTGTGGCTCCACACATAGAAACTCTTAAACTGTTTCCAAAGTCTCCTGCATATTTTGCTACGAAATCACCATAATCATCATTCTGGGTTCCTCCCATATCTGGATCATAGGTATTTTCATAGGTTTCATCATTTGCAACATAGACAGTATTTGATGCGTCCATTGTTGCGTTTTTTGCATCGGTTGTATTAGGTGTACGAACTACTTTAAGATTTCCTGAATATGCGAGATAACTTGCGGCAGTAAAAAATGTTTTG